AGTAACATACATATCGTGGAACATATTAAACCCACGAGCAGTACTCTCAAACAAATACAATCGCTGAGGATTGGTCTCGGCAAGAGAAGCCAAGAGAGACGCTAGGCCCTCCTCATCTCCCCAACTGGATGTCTCAGTACCGTGTAGGTACGTTATCGCCTTACCGCGCCCCAGAGACCCCTTGGAACGCAATCCAGCCACCTGATAAAACAACCGACTACGGTTCTTCAACGAGATGTGGTTTCTGTTGTGAGCAATAACAGGAACTTTATATTCTCTGGGTAACCCATCTATATACATAGACAAGGTACTACGGAACATATCCCTGTTCTCTTCTGTGTCTGTCGTTAATGTACCCTGTAGTCCAGGGTTTACAAAATGCCAGTAAAGATCTAACGCTAGAGATATGGTAGTTATTCCTAACTGCCTACCCTTTAATATCACAAAGAAATGAATATCATCCTGTAGACCCCTAGCTATCTCATCCATAATATATGTCTGAGTACCTAATAACTTATCCATCTTCCTGAGACCATGCTCTTTAGTCTCTATTTTAAGTTCACTACAGAACTTGTAGAACTGAGCCAGATTAAATGACATAAATTTTTCTTGGGGGGGAGAAGCGTTGGGTGCACGTACACACGGGGGTCATGTCCCACCTCATCGGGCCACGGGATTGGCGGATGGTAGCACGGCATCGGTGGTCGGTGCCCAGACCAAGCCAGTACACGGTGCAAGCGTGGGCGTGGATCGGCAGGCAGGGTAGAGCGTAGAGATTGATGCAAGGGGAGAGGGGGGAGACCCATCTGTAGAACGGGAGTTGTGGTGATCACCTGATCACTTCGTCGAGAGATCTTGGGCCGTACAGGTAGAACAGATAGACCACCTACCTTACCTATATACATATATAGGGAACCCTGTACCGGTAGTACAGGTAGTACCGGTAGTACCTGTAGTACTGTACATCTGTACACTAGGGAAAGTACCTATAAAAAAAAAGAGATAATCTGTTGACAGAACATAATCAGTAGGATATTATGTTCTCACTGTCTTAGATCAAGACAGATTATCTTATAGAGGAAACATCATGTATCAAGTAACTGCGGTCTATCAAGGTTCTGAAATCGGATACGGAGAAGGCGAGGGCATTGATTATGCTATCGAAGAGTGTCTGGCAAGTATCCCTGAGCTCTTTCATGTTGGCGCATCTGAAATCGAAATATTCATTCTCTACCCTAGTGGTCGGATGTCAAAGTTTGGTCTTGAGGAACATCTTGATATCAAAGAGACTCTGAAATACATAGGGTAAGACAGTCTCAGCTAGTACCTATCTGAAAGGGTAGGTACTGTCGGACACTGTTCCGGTATCACATCTAATCATATTAAGAGGACAACATGGCTAAGCCTAAACTGACAGTAATCGCGTCATCCATCCGGATCAGCGTGACATCCAAGCTTGACGGAATTCGTAGTTGGAGCTTGCAAGCTTTAGAGACTTGCCCCGGTAGCATCGGATCGGATGGTGAGCTTGTCGCAGCGTGCTCAGGGTGCTATGCAACGACAGGGAATTACGTTTTCGCAAACGTGAAAGAACCTAGACTGCAGAATCGGGAGGATTGGAAACGGTCCGCATGGGTTGACGATATGGTCGCAAGCTTGAATAAAGATCGGTACTTCCGGTGGTTTGACTCCGGTGACGTTTACGATCTTAAGCTTGCCCGTAAGATCCTCGCAGTGATGGAGTCCACGCCTTGGGTATCACACTGGTTGCCAACCCGGATGATGAAGTTTAAGAAATTCCAGACTGTACTTGCGGCCATGCAAGCGTTACCAAACGTCATGGTCCGGTTCTCGTCCGACAGTGTATTTGGTGAGTACGATTCACGCCATGGGTCTGTGATCGTTCCCGATCCTGAGTCTGCGCCACAAGGCACGAAACTCTGCGAGGCCTACCAACACGGCGGAAAATGTAACGGTTGCCGCGCCTGTTATGACAAGTCTGTCGAGGTCGTGGCGTACCCGGCACACGGTCGGAAGATGGACAAGGTAATCAGGATCGCACTAGCTGCGTGACCTATTGACAGGGGAGATTATCTCCCCTAATATTCTCTCGTTACCTTATCTTATCGGAGTAAATCATGAAAATATCAGAACAGATCTGGTCCGACATCAAAATCGGACGTTACGACACCATGTACGGTATCAGACCGGACGCTGTATCCCATAACGAGCAATGGTGGCTCGTCAGCTATCCAGGCCATCCCGACGGTGAATGGGACCGTTGGGAAGAAGGCATCTTCTACTACCGTCAAGGTGAAGAGTGAACCCCACAGTCGACGAGCTGTTAGATCTGCTACTCGACGGTGACCCCGTTGCGTGGCAGATCACCAGAACCCCGGACGGTCTGATGATTGTCGGACGCATGGCTAACGGTGAAACCAGACACTTGGCTACCGTACCCATAGCAGGCCCTGAGAACGATTCCGGACCCTGCGTGTAGGGTAGCCCCAACCGATCCCTTTTCGCCTCACTGAGAGGCTTCTATCGCCCCTTTTGGGGCATCATTGGAGTGTGTGTGATGTACTACGAAGAAATCCAAGCAAAGATCGCTGACCTTCAGGCCCAGGCCGAGCGTGTCAAGCGTGAAGAGAAGCAACAGGCCATAGACGCAGCACGTGCAATGATCACCAGTTACGGGATCACTGCTAAGGACCTGGGGCTGGACAAGATGAAGGGGAAAGCTGGACCCAAACCTGGGGGGAAGATCCCTCCCAAGTACAAGGACCCCGTGTCTGGTGCTCTGTGGTCAGGCAGGGGTAAAACCCCGAAATGGTTTAACGGTTCCCTGAACCCATCTGTCTACGCTATCTAATCATCATTGGAGGTTGTGAGCCTCCCCTTAATATCTATAGGATCATGTCATGTCAAAAATCAATTCTGAACAACCTCCGAAATTTCTTCGTCTCCCCGAGGTTTCGGCCAGAACAGGTCTAGGAAAGTCAACCCTTATAGCTTGGGAAACCCAAGGCAAATTTCCAAAAGCAATTCGACTTGGTTTAAACTTTCGGGTGTGGTTAGAATCAGATGTCAATGAATGGATACTTAACAAGCATCGTGAAGCAGTAGGGAACTAATCATACGGGGGATTGTGAGTCCCCCATAATATCTGGATCAATCATGGTTAATCTTATCTTTCAAGTTATATTTATCGGACTATTTTGTGGTGGCATCATAGGTGCTGTAGTAGGTGAACCATACCTTATGGGTTCATGTTTGCTGGGTGCACTAGGTTGTATGATGATCATTATGTCGAGGGAACCCAATGATTATTAATGGGAAGATAGTAAAGGACTGGGATAAGTCCCAGATAAGTACAGGATATATACCCCCTAATAGGTTTCGTATTATCACTTGGGATATGGGTAGGTTCCAATCCTGGTTACTAGGTGAGAAACCCCTGTCGCGTAATCTAATAGAGAAGGTGATCAGATGAACGATTTCGAGTTAATGCAATACTGGCGGTCTGTCAAGCAGCCCCAGAGAGAGGTGGAGCAACGTGTACTAGAGTTTGGTAAGGCCGTGTATCACCAGGCCTATCAGGATTGCAGGAGCGAGCTGGGACACGCCTTTCACAGTGGTAGGGCTATGGGTCAGGAGGACTGCAAACCAGCCATGCAGAAGGCCCTGAGTGCCATGGAAAGTGCGTACTACATTCTCAAGATACAGCCCGTAACGCCATCACAAGAGGCCGATACCCTGGCTCTTGCCATCCAATCCGTCGTAGAAGCACTGGAGAAACTAGGATGACTGCCCCTAAACAAAGTAGAAAAAAAACCCTGCAACCTTGCTTCTACCTGGGTCATTCCATGTACGTCCCTCACCTGGAGAACCCAGGGTTCTGGGTAACCTATGGTGGGAAGAAACTGAAGTCACTTGCAGAATTGTTGCAGCTACAGGCTAAACTGAGCCATGAGCCACTCTTTGTGCAGGAAGCCCCGTATGACTGGATCTCTAAAATCAGAGTGGTCTGACATGGCCACCAAACGATACTTCCCACGGTGTTTCAAGGATGAGAAACAGTTCCAGGGATGGGTGTCCTACGCTCGGCAAGCACCTCCAGCACCAGCTCATTCTTTCTGTGAAGACTGTACCCCTGAGTATCAGGCCAAGATGATCCAGGCTAAGAGGTGTATGTACCCTGGAACCCTGTTCCACAAGTCTGGCTCCGACCTGAAGGGAACTACCTCAGAAGGTGATTGGGTTGGACGCAGGTCTGCTCTAGAGGTTGCCAAAGTTAGGACGCTAGCGTGGCACAAAAGGGACGTAAAGCTGGTATAGTCTCTCTGTTCGCTGTTGTCTCCTCTCGGCCCGCTACAGGCCGTTAAGCCCAGTCCTTGCACTGGGTTTTTTTTTGTGTTAGGGTTTACCCCGTTGCCGTGGTAAGCGACAGAGAAGACTTACTCATGCATCCTCCCCATCGCCGGGGTTACCACAGGGTGCAGCAGTAAGTCTTTTTTTTTGCTCACGCAACCGCCCATGTGTCGGGGTAAACACGGCAGGCATGGGGGATAGCCGGTACTGTGGGGAAGCTCTGAGAGACCGGACAGGGTGGCGAAGATAGTGCCCTGGAGCGAACGACTGTCGGGTATGCGTGGCTCCGTCCAGCATTGAAGGCACCTGACCCGTTAGGAGGCTAGGTGTCGTCCACCATCCAGCAGGTGTCTCTAGATAGATGTTGTTAACAAGAGGTCTATTTATATATGGATTTTGAGAAAGAATATTTAGATGCTTCTATCGGTCCCTCTGATATGTCTGAGCATATGTCATGGATCTCTGACCTAACCTCAGAGTGTAGTCACACCACAGAACTGGGTGTCGGCAGAGCCAACAGCACCAGAGCTTTCCTACGACATAACCAAGAACATCATTCCTACGAAATAGATCCTTTGCCTGCTTCTCTTGACTACTTCAAACGTGCACAGGACGCCGGTAGGAATGTCACCCTGCACATCGCAGACACCAGGGAAGTAGAGATTGCTGAGACGGATCTGATGCTGGTTGACAGCTATCACTCCTACGATCAGGTCAAGAAGGAACTAGAGATTCACGCTGGAAAAGTCAGGAAGTACATCCTCTTCCACGACACAGAGATCTTCGGGACGGTGGGCCAGGGTGGCGAGAAGGGCATCTGGTTTGCTGTGGAGGAGTTCCTGGACGAGAACCCTGAGTGGGTGCTGGTTGAAAAGAGGAAGAACTGCTACGGCATGACTCTCATAAAAAAAATCTAAACAGGGGGTTGACACTCTTTTTTTTTTCTGTTCTAGTTCAGTCTCTCTCGTATCTTATCTATAGGTGATCGTATGAAAATCTGTGTTGACTGTAAGCATTTCATGCCTACCAAGTACACCCATCCTGACCATGAAAGCGCTAGGTGCGCCAAAGCATCTACCCAGAATCTGGTCACAGGTATCGTCAAGTTCCAGTACTGCGAAGTCATGCGTATGGCTGGACAGCCCTGTGGCCTGGACGGTCTTCTCTATTCATCCAAGCACGAGGAGTATCTCGATGTCTGACTTCGCACCCGAGATCCGTAACTCTGCTTGGTGGTCGGGAGACTCCCGGCAGGCAGCTAACGGTAAAGCAGCAGAAGCTATCCTCATCAAACAAGGAAAGATCATTCCTGAAGATATCTCTGACAAAGAGGTAGTCAGGATGGGTCATGTCATGCAGCCGGTGATCGGCAGGCTGGCACAGGACAGGCTACAGATTGAGTTGAAGGATGCTGACTACAGCATGACTCATCCAAGAGAACCTTGGCTGCGTAGTCACTTCGACTTCATCTCTGCTGACGGTACTATCCTGGTTGAGGCGAAAAACTATGGGTCTCACCAGTCCAAGAAGTTCGATGAAGACGCTGGGATCATGCCAGATGCTGATCGTATCCAGTGCATTCACGAGGCTACTGTGCACGGTGTATCTACCGTCTATCTGGCTGTTCTGCTAGGTGGTCAGGAGCTGAAGGTCATTAAGGTTGATGTCACTCCAGACATGATGTTGGAGCACGTTCAGTGGTGCGCTAAGTGGTGGGGGTTTGTTGCCAGCAACACTCAGCCAGAGCCTGAGGATGTCGATCAATGTAGGTTGGCCTATCCAGTCTCTGAAGATCTCTATGCTCTTGCTAACGCAGACCTAGAAACCTACTGTGGTCAACTTTCGCTTGCTAGCAAACAGAGAAAAGATCTTGAGGACTATGAAGAGAAGCTCAAGACCAGGATCATGAAGTTCATGGGTAGCAGAGATGTGTTGGCTACGCTTGATGGTAATGTGCTTGCCACCTGGAAGTCTGCCAAGGCATCACAGAAGTTTGACGTCAAGGCTTTCCAGGCTGCATATCCCCAGATGTACAACCAGTTTGTCCGGGAAGTAACCGGATCTAGAAGGTTCTTGATTAAATGAATGATGAACAAGACGATGATGTGTGGCATCTCTATCGCGCTCTTGCGATGGCCGCATTCATCATCAAACGAGAGAATCCCTACCATCATCAATCAAAAGAGATGATCCGGGAATCAGCCAGTCAATACGCAAATCTTATGTGTGAAGGATTAGAAAATGAACCAGTTAATACACGTTAACGATATCCATACAATGGCTGTCGCTGTTGTCAAGTCTCAGTTGTTTGGCATGAAGACGGTCGAGCAGGCAACTGCTCTCATGCTTATCGCACAGGCAGAGGGATATCACCCTGCTCTTGCAGCTCGTGACTATCACATCATCCAAGGTAGGCCTACTCTGAAGGCTGAGACCATGATGGCAAGGTTTCAGCAGCAGGGTGGCAAGGTCGAGTGGAAGACTCTCACTGACACAGAGGTCACTGCTGTCTTCTCTCACCCTTCTGGTGGCTCTGCAAGCATCACCTGGACGTTCGAGCAGGCCAAGAAGGCAGGTCTGACCAACAAGGACAACTGGAAGAATTACCCTCGTGCGATGCTCCGTGCACGGGTTGTCTCTGAGGGTATCCGCACCGTCTATCCCGGTGTCGTGCTGGGCGTCTATACGCCTGAAGAGGTGCAGGACATACCTGGACCTCCACAGGTGAAAGATATGGGTTCTGCGGTCTTTGTAGAACCTTCTGCAAACCATTCTGCGGAGGAGGAGGTCAAGCCTGACTATCCCTTTTCACTCCTTCTCACAGACGGCACCGTCTACCAGGGTTACGCCGATTTCGGGGGCTACCTGGAAGGCATTAGGACTATGGTTGAGAAGATAACCAAGTCTGGCAAGTTCACTCCGGAAGAGAAGGCACAAAAGATTACCAGCCTGCTTAACGCTAACAGCAAGCAAATAGAAGCACTGCCTACTCTCTACAAGATCCAGTTGAAGGGTGCTCTTATCGGGGAGGGGTCCGACCTCCCAAAGGTATTAGGGGACCAGTTAGACCAGGAGATATCAGAGGAACTGTGAGCGGTTGGAATCGTATCGGTAACATCAATCTAAGAGGCTTAAATGAGTTACGACAAAAAAGAATATCCAGTGACCCCCGGCAAGGCAACTCTTTTCTACAAAGATCCCTCGCAGAAAAGGAACCCTAATCAACCAGACTGGGATGGTGATTTAGTTCTCACACGTTCGTACACAGAAGGTGAGACTCTCAAGTTGTCTATCTGGAAGTCTATGGCTAAGAACGGTAAAGAGTATTTCACCATCAAGGAGAATACTTACTTCAAAGACAAGGCTGTTGCTGACAATGCTGATAGGGAAGTTCCTACTCAGTACAAGGCATCTGCCTCTTCTTTCAAACCACGTCCAGCAGTTGATATGGACGAGGACGTACCCTTCTGATGACACCCACCCAGAGGTCTTTAGAGTACCTGCGTGAGCAGGGCTATCTCTGCGCCATAGTTGAGAAGTGGAATCCACACGCTCGGATACGGCAGGATCTCTGGGGTTGGTGCGACATCCTGGCTATCAAGAAGAACGAAGTTCTGGCTGTGCAGGTCACGGCAAGTGCCGTCGCAGACAGAATTAAGAAAATCACCCTGTCTGACACAGTGGGTGCAGTACGGGAGGCCGGGATCAGAATTGAGGTACATGGTTGGCGTAAGAACGCTGCTGGTAAATATGTAATGAGAATCGAGGATATATCGTGACTAGTCTATTTATAGCCACACCTATGTACGGTGGGATGTGCACAGGCTTCTACCTGCAATCAATGCTTACTCTGGTGGCTACTGCCAAGCAGGCAGAGGTTGAACTGTCTTGCTCTTTCATGTTCAACGAGAGCCTGATCCAGAGAGCAAGGAACGGTCTAGCACACCAGTTCTTGAAGACAGACTGCACTCACCTGATGTTCATCGACGCTGACATCCGGTTTGATGGTGCTGACATCCTGTCTATGGTTGCAGCAGACAAAGACATCATCTGTGGTCTCTACCCCAAGAAGGAGATCAACTGGCAGCAGGTAGCACTCTCAGCCGCTGCTGGCGTTCCTGTAGACCAGTTGAAGAACCACACAGGGGCAATGGTGGTCAACCTGGTAGGCCAAGAGGGAGAGGTCATTGTCCCGCAGCATGAGCCGCTGGAGATCGTCAACGGTGGTACTGGCTTCATGCTCATCAAGCGTGAAGTGTTTGAGGCTTTAAAGCCTTTTGTAGCCACCTACCACAATGATGTTCTGGACACGGCAGGCACGTTCAAGCCTGACCTTATGCACGAGTATTTCCCGGTCATGGTAGAAGACGGACGATTGCTCTCAGAAGACTTTGCCTTCTGCACGATCGCTCGCAGGCAGGGATTCCAGATCTGGGCAGCTCCCTGGGTCCGTCTGGGCCACTACGGGAGCTACCTGTTTGAGGGATCACTTATTCCCGCGCCGTGACTTCTTGGCAGTCTTTGCAGATCTACGGAATGCCTCGGCAGTTGGGAATCCCTTCTGCCCAGGCCTCTTCGCAGGAAGACCTAACTTCCTACGCCGGTTGATGTTGTAGTACAGACCTTTCTTGACCATCTCGTATCCCTAAAACATCTGGGTTGACGTAGGCAACATCCCCAGTAATCAGGCGATCACCAAGGATAGGTTCACCTTTCTCTAACAATACCAGAGAGTTCTGGAACTCCATACGCTTGACCTTGTGGTCAACCTTGGTCTTGCCGTTCACAGCCGCTATAAAGCCTGCGAAGAACTGGATGGCGTTAGAACCATACCCCGGCATCCACATGGTGTGGAAGTCCTCCACAACGTAGACACCACCATCGTTCAACTTAGGCCACCAGTAGTTCCAGTTGGCAATGATGTCTGCCGCCTGGTGAGACCCGTCATCAATGATGATGTCGAACGTGTCTTCCAACTCTACGGTCTTGGCATCACCTATGACCATCTGGATACGATTGTCTTCAAACTTGAGATCAGCACACTTGGGATCTACATCAATCCCAACAATCTTCTCTGCCTTCCAGAAGTACCTAGCCCAGGTCTCTAGTGACCCACCGTTCTGTACTCCGATCTCCAACAAGTTGATCTTGCTGTCCTGTAGATACCAAAGTTTATCGTCATAGAAGTCTAAATACGATGACCACTTATCAGATACTTTCCCAATCTTCTTACGATGAATTTCGGCTAACGACATCCCCATCTTCTCCTGGCTGCTTTCCCGCGCTCTCCGGTCCACCCCCTGGACCGTGCACAGAAACTCTTGTGGCGTGGTCCTGACTTGGTAGGGGCTTGCAGGTTAGATCCCGCAGCACGAGCCTTGGCTCTACCCTTGGCAGTCAGTCCAGCACCTCTACTGGCAGGTAGCTTTTCACCCCTGCCAACACTCAAATTAGGAAACTTTCTCATAACAGATCAGCCTCTGCTTGTCTGCGTTTCAGCAGGCCGGGGAGGACCTTGCCTCCACCCTTGCACCACTTTAACAATTCTACCTTGGCTTCTTCCCAGTTCTGCTCGTTCACTTTCTTCTTGAGCGTAGCAGTCTGTAGTCTTCCAACGCCCAGGTTGTAGCAGAAGTCTACAAGAGCGTTAAGTCTTCTTGTGTCTGTTATCAGTCCAGGACAGTGGCGCAAGACTCCCGGTAAATACGTGTGCCTCAGTTCTGATTCCAATAGCGCCTGTGCTTGCTCTATGGTCATTGGCGGGTCTTGCAAAGTCACCCGTTTGCCGTTGCTGTACTGGGTGGACCCGAAACCAATTGTTGGTATCGAGGCAGGACAAAGGTACGGCGACCCTCGGAAACCTTCGAAACGCTGGCATAGACCTATTGCTATAGAGAGATCAAAGTCCACGCTTGGAGAGCGTCCTGTCGAGGAACCAGTAGTTCAACGTGCCTGACACGAGAGCAGAGAAGTCTGCACTCATCATCAGTTTGAAGACCTCTGTTGGCTCCATCCCGGTACGCCATGAAGAATAGCCCATCCAGAGGTGTACGCAGGACCAAACCAACAAGATCCAGTAAGTGACAACAGGGCGCACACTAGCAGACAGGGAAGCAGCAAATCCACCAGCAGCCTTAACCATTTCTGTCTGCTGATTGATAGCGTTGTTAAACGCATCCATAACTCCTGCATCAACTGTTGCCTCATGCTGTGCGCCAATCTCGGCCATCTTCTGCTGGCCTCTCTGCGCTTCCAGCTCACACTGCCGGTTGAACATCTCTAGTTCATGACCGCGCTCGTTCTTCTTGTCTAAAAACTTCAGAACCTCTGGCGCCAGACGGAATAGACCGCCCAGCAAGGAACCAAAGATGCCACCAGACAAGAGTTCAAACATTACCTGTGACCTTCACCAGGAGTGACGTACACGTTAGCCGTGCCAGTAGCGGTAATGAACGTGATGAACACGTTTGCAGTGGACGAGCACTGAGGTCCGCTCAAAATCAACGTCTCTGCTGGACGAATAGGAACACCGTAGTTGCCAGACGTAGCGTTGGCTACAGCAGCATTGTTCCCGCTAGTCGCAGAGATCCTGACGTAGACAGGCTGACCAGTAGAGGCAATCTCATGGTTCACAAACAGATACTGCCCAGATGGACTGTCAGCGTAGATGTTTGCACTCTGGTTGGTCGTAGTCCCAGACAGGACAAACGTCCTGCCCATAGGGTAGAAAGCACCATTGATAGCCATCAGTAGATCCTCTTGCCTGCGCCACTGGTGGGGCTGTGCTTGGTGTTGTACTCACCCTCGCAGAAAGGGATGATGGCTCGGAAGCCACCCTTGGGCAGTTGGCCTGGTTCCCAGCGCATCATGTCCCGGCTACCGTCTCTCGGCAGTTGTGGACGAACAGACTTTGCAATCTGCTGGTTGATGTCATGGTCCCGTTGGTGGAGACGGCTCTTCATTTCGATACTCCTTGGCAACAATCGTTAGGTAACAGAAAACCACATAGATGCCAAGTGTTGCCACCCGCTC